AAGGATGCCATTGCGTGGTTCTGCTGCATCTACAATCACGCCAACACTCAAGCCATCGCGCAATTCTGAAGCCTCAATAAGGGCATCATTGCCTTTGGTGGTTGGTGCGACTTTAAAGGATGCGTAAATGCCTGAGGCATCCTCACTGGCACTTTGCATCATCCCGATTGGATCCTTTGCATTGTGTTCAAGTAAAAGTTTAATTTTGCCACCAGTGTTATAACTGATGGATCCTTTTTCAAATACAACTTGGCCTGCACTTGTATTCCCGATCTCACCAAATGGCACAATCTTTCCGGCAATGATCCGGCGTTGTGCATCGCTTGATTCGACCGTGGTGTTAAAGGTCAGGTGTAAGGGCTGTTGATCCACTGCCTGCTCCGTTCGGGGTTAGGTCTTCCATTTCTTTGGCTTGATCTAGTGTGATCAAATTTAGTTGTAACATTTTTTCAATTACTGCCAAGCGCGTTAATGCATCTGATCGCAAGAAAGTTTCATCCAACTCAAAGCGAACCTGATTTCCACGGGCGGTGAGATCATCCATTGAAAGTCTTTGTTCGATTGCAGAAATAAACGGGCGAAGTGTGTAATCAACGAATTGTCTTCTTTCATCTACCACATTGCTGTAAGTCATCGAATTATTTAAATCCGCAGATAAATACCAAGCAGGCACATTGCACAATCTACTTATTTCAGTTGCCAACGCTTGTTTGGCCTCGTTGTAAAGCATATCTTTAGGAGAGAAGTTAGTTGGCTCAAATCTGAGAGTGCTGGATAAATATGCCGTGCTTCTCTGTTGTCTTGCCAACTTCCAAGATGCCAGCAGTCCAGTGATTTGTTCCTCTGGCAAATCCGCACCAGTATTCTGGATGAAACCAGACGGTAATGGAGTGGATGCAGCTATTGCACTTGCTTTTTCAAGATCCAGTGCAGCTTTGATAGTGCGACCACCTCTGCCCAGTATCCCCACCGAGTCGAGTGCTTGAAATGTAACAATACTGCCCAAGCCGTTTTGTGGTCGCAATCCTGAACCATCAACTGTGTATCCAATAACAAGTGTGTTGTTTGCATTTAATTTTTGTGTTACGCGATCAAATGAAACCCACGCAAAGCCAGATGGTCTGCCACTGTCTGCAAAGGTCTGAGTGACTTCCCAATAAGCAACACCGTGCATAAATAAATCTGAAACTGTAGCTGCAATAGTAACTGCACGCGGTTGCCTGTAATCAGGTTGTTGTAACCAAAGTGGTTCTTCTAATTCTTGCCCTGTGCTTTTTCTGTATAGATTTAAAGGCAAGCTGCCAATAACTCCAGTGATGAGTGAGTGGCAGCGTGAAACACTGGGAACGGCCAGTGCCTCGGCGCGTGATACATATACGGCAGGATTTAAATAAGAATAAGCACTGAAGCCTTCCATCACCGGCGGTGCGTACTGGGCTTGGATTGTTGGTTTGCTTTCAGGGATCGCGCTATCAATCAAGCGCAAAGCAGACATTAACCCCATACCGGAAGCATACGACAAATCCGGACAAATTAACCTTTTACTATATCGGCGTGTCTAATTGACATAAATTGCAGCCACTGCCTGTGGCTTGTTGGCATACCAAATCAGCATCGCACTGCAAATCGCACTGGCCACCTCACCTGCTGATTTTCTTCTTACGATTCGCCACCCTGAATCCGTGGTTCGCATTGCGCAAGAGTTCACTGATTCGCTGAGTTCGTATTCGTCACCGTGAGCAATCCGGTTGTGGCTCATTGCTGCAAGCATCTCATCGCACGCACTAGCAAACAATTGGCCAGATATCTCCATCACCGGAACGCCGGTGTGCGCCAATCGAGCTGCAACCCCAGCCGTGGTGTAGCGATCGAATAACAACATCTTGGGTCTAAATCGCTTAATATGCTCATTGATCTCACTGGCCATCTTTAGATCGTCAATCGAGGCTTCGGAGTTCCAAGTTTGTAGGCATTTGAGTTTTACCTTATCGCCTTCCATCTGAGCTGCCACTAATGCAGCGTGCCTACGGCTTGGCGATATATCAATTGCAAAGAATGTAGATGCACCAGCCTCAAAGACCATATTTTCTACTTTGCACTCATTCCATTTGTTGATCGGCCACGGGCTCGCGAGGTTGTCCACCCACTGAGTTAACATCTCAGTACGCACTTGATTCGGCTCACCAGTGCGAATTCGGTGCTCAAGGATCTCAGCCGTAATGGTGTGGCCAAGAGCCGGATTGGCTTGAGCCCAAGCCTTGCGGTCGGTAATTTTCAAAGATGGGTGTGCGCTCCACTCTAGCCATCTCAATGAGGGTGTCTTGTCCTCGATCCCCTTCTCCCTTAATTGGTTGAGGATTTGGCTTCCTTTATCTCCAGCATTGCTGACCGCCAGAATCTGTGAGGCAGGCTTTGCCTGTGTTGTATAAAGCGCGGCATCCCACGCCTCGGGTTTAATATCTCGCAACTCATCAATAAAGAAGAAATCCACGCTGAGTCCACGGGCTCCCTCATTAGTAGCTGCAACCACAATGATCTCCGCGCCATTTTTAAATCGGATGCGCTCGTTGCCGTTTGTGCTGTAGGTTTTTTCCCACAAACCCAAGAGTGCCGGAGTATCCTGAATCAGGTAATGAATCTGCCTGAAGGTGGTCACTGCCATATTTCGATTGGATGACATCATTGCAATGGTCTTCTCACCAAATATGTAGATCCCAGCCAATATGCGGAGTTTTGCAAGTTCGGTCTTGCCATTTTGTCTTGATACGCACAACCCGATTGTTTTGCCTACCCAGTTGCCATCCTTGACCAGCAACATATCCCCAAGTGCGTTGATCTGCCACGGCATCAATTTAATCCCGACTGATTCTGCAAATGCGATCACCTCTGGGGCTCGGCTAGTCGCACCCTTCACTGGGCTTGAGAATATGCGTGGTGTAGGACTTCCTAGAGCGTAGCCCCCAACCGTTTTAACATTTGGCTGGTCGATTTTGGAATGTCCTATTATGTCCTGATTTAAAGGTATATCAGAACTGGCCGATTCCGGATTAAATGTGGGTAAATTGGACTTTACAAGATCAGGGGGGGTAGAAGTCGTGCTCAAAAAAACCGGTTTAGCAACCTTCCCAGACTTTGCATTATTGCAACGACGGCACGCAGCTGCCAAGTTCTCAGGCTCATCTGATCCATTCCGTGATCTCGGGATAATATGGTCAACCTCATTGGCAGTATCTCCGCACATATAGCAGGTGTACTGATCTCTTTGGAGAATCTCTAATCTTATTCTTTTCCACTCAGTGGATTGAAGTGCCAAGCCCATTAGTACCAGCCCTTTGTGTTGCTGTGCCGTAGTGCACTGCAACCATCATCGTATCTTGCTCTTATGTATTTCATCATCCAAGTTACCTGCGCCGTTGGTGAGGCTGAGGCCAAGTACCGTGTGCGACCTTGTGGAAGGCCGTAGTGTGAACCGTTCCTCGCATCTGGGTTGTTCGAGGATTCTTTGTAGATTAGCCTCTTTACGCATTTGTACTCTTTGTAATCTCTAGTGATCTTTAGCAGGTGCACTTCCCAAGTCTGTTGATCTTGAGCCTTTGCAGGTAGTGCAGCTACCAGACAAAGCGTAAGGCATAACACCAGCCTTATTGCCCCCCCTGACCCCCCCAATGAGAGGGTTGGCCATTGACGAGGGCAGGCCAGAGGTTGCCCCTCAGACGGGCTACAACGCACTGTCAATGCGCCCTGCTGTTTATCCTCACGCAGTTGAGTAGGACTCGGCATATTAGACCTTCCTACTATCCCAAATCAAGCAGGTAGTGCACTCGCGGTGTGTCGCTTCTAACCATTGCCCACATCCAGTGCATCGGCTAATTGTGTTATCCATCTAAGGCTCCTTTAAATATATGCAAACCAAGTTCAGGATATACGCAGTTGCGCAGGACTTGGCGTTTGTTAGGCAGTTTGTAGCCATCTAAGTTAAACCCGTGCATTGCTGATAGTTGTGGGATCTGTATATCTCTGAGCACTTCTTTAGGAAAGGTGCGCTCTGCAATCTCATAGTTAGACCACACAAAGTGTCTTTGCAGCTTGATTGTCGGCTTTACTAGCGGTTGGTAGTACGGGATTACATTCTCAACTGCCCATTTACCTTTGAAGTTGTACTGCAAGAATAGGATCTCGGCGTAAAGCCTCATATCTGCATACATCGGTTTAGATCCGCTGTAGCGCACTCTGAGATTTTGCCTCATATTGGAATGCGATTGGCAAGGTGGGCTGCTCCAAATGTAATCAAACTCGGCAAAGTGTTCCTCAAGGTACTCGTGCGCATCGCCCACAATTACCTTGTCCTTGGGAAAGTGGTCTTTGTAGATTTCAGCAATTATAGGGTTGTACTCAACTGCTGTAATCTCGTGATCATCGCCCCAAAGTTTGCGATTGCCACCAATACCTGCAAAAAGGTTAAGTATTTTCATTTGTACTCACCTTCCAAAGTGCGTGGTTTGCGTTTTAAGGCCTGTTCATCCATTGCTACGGTTACAAATAGGCAATCAAGGCATTGAATCATTGAAAGGCCCTCTGGCAGGTCGTAGCAGGTATAAGTGCTAAATGGTGCAGGGCCTTGACACACGCCTCGGCATTTGAAGTACCTGACTCCATCTGGCATCATCTGACATATCCAATCCCACTGGATTTAAGTGCAGCTAGATTTTCAGCACCTATTGCAGCGATCACGGTTGGCATATAGATCCCAGCCTCTTTGCCCATCCCACTGACGAACTTTAAGTTGGCAGGCATAAATGCAATCCCATCGCAACCTTCCCACAACTTAGTAAAAGGCTTGCTTCTACTAGCTGCCACAAGGCAAATGCCGTTGCCATTCTCTAGCCATTTGTCTATCCACGGTGCAGGCTTTGAGTAAGGTGGATTCATCCAGACACGCTTGCCTGCCCAATCTTGGGCTAGGCCATCGTCATATTGTGTGAAGTGCTTTTTAGCCGGTATCCAAGAGATTCCCCCAACTGGGCTGGCCACATCAAAATCATATTCCAGCCCTAGTGCATCAAATACCCACTTGGGCGTGTAATAATCATCGCTGGTCTTGGCTAGTGGAATATCATCAAATGGGAAATCCAGTAGATCATCTTGCGCCATATGCACCAATCCTCTTCCCAATGCCGATATGCAGGAATCCAACCACCTTTGTTATGGTGTCAGTGTTGGCAAACTCGGTAGTGGCTGGCAGGCCGTCAAAATAGAACCACGCTGGCATTGTCAGTGCATTGAGGTTAAATGACCAGATGCCCTTTGGAGTTGAGCAGATATACAAGGCCACCTTTCCAGCACCCCAAGCCTTCTGAGTTACCGCGTGGTATTTGTAGCGCTCGATTATCAACTCGTCATAGTGAGTTAAGCGGCTCTTGAGTTCTATGTAAACCCCCAGCTGCTCACTTTCACAATCAAAGCGTGCAACTGGATCTGGATTCATCAGTAGATCAGGAATGTACCGGCTTTTTAGATAGGTGAATAGTTGTAATTCATTCATTGCGATCTATCGCTCGGCACCTTGCGCACACGAATATCTGGTCACTCATAATCCCACCAGTAATGAATTGGCGAGTATTGCATCCATCGCAGATTTCTGAATCGTGGTCACTAACGCCGGTGCTGGTGAAATGAAGTGCGGTCTTGTCTGGGAAGTAAATCTCTAGATCACCCACGCTTCACCCACTCTTTGCCATCCATACCCACTGGGGCGCATTGTTGGCTCTTTGGTGTGGCTTCGCAGAAATAACCTTCCCACTTCTTGCCTGCTGCACTGGTGCCCTCTTTATGGGCTCTGGTGCCGTGTTTGCAGGGATAAGCACGAACATTAGGCTCACGCTCCAAAGGTGTAGCAATACTGCTGAGCACCTGCATCGCAGTAGCCAAATCAGGATCAGCCGGTTTGTTCCATAGATCATCGTTTGGCACTGGATCACCAGCTGCGACCCGTTGCACCTTCGCCATCTCTTCACGGCTTGGGCGTTTGCCAATCTTGGCTTGGAATCCAGCCGTGGCCAATACTCTACCGATAGCCGAAGTGGCACAATTCTCAAGGGCAAAGTTGGCATTCACACCACGATCTGAAATGATCTCTTGGGCATAGTCAATGGCCATTATCGTGCCATCGTTTCTGTAGGCAGTGGCTTTGACAATAAAGCACTTGCCGTCATTGTGTACCAAATCTGTGTCAATCCTGCCTTCGGGATACTTGACCCAGAATAAGGCAATGCGCTCATCAACCGGCTGGTAGTCATCTAGATTAAAGGCCATTGGCTAGGTTCCAATCTTGCTTGGCTTTGGTGTAGCCGATCGCACGGCCTCGTTTGTATCCAATATGCTTGCCATCTCGGTGCCCTATCGCATATCCGATAAGTACACATCCAAAGCAAATGGCAATGTACATCGCTACCATCACGGCAAAGGCCGTATTCGCAGCCATCTTATGCATCCACGCGAGTTGCGTAGTTTGTAAATATAACCCACGATTCTGAGGCTAGATCATAGGTAGTAAAGAAGCCCTCTTTATTAGAGGCTAAGTAACTTTTAGCCAAGATGCAGCTGATTGGGCTATCAAACCAGTATGCCCATTTCATTGGCTGAGCCAAGAGTGCGATCTCGGTGTCCTCAAATCGGCCTTCGTTGACCCGATTTATCCAGCCCTGATCGCCCCACTCCATCTGCATATCTGAAAGCAGATCAAAGTCTTGCGGTGTTATTTTGATTGTGATTGAAGTAGTCATTTTCTAGTCCTTTCCTAGTCCGTGTTATTAGTGTGACACTAGGGGCAGACATTGCGCAACACCTGCCCCGCGTGTCGGGCTCTACTCTTTTGGTGCTCTGCCGTAAGTGTCCGTATTTGTGCTAATTGCACGCATAATGACCGGCAAAAGAGATGCCCAAAGTCCATTGGCAAGCATTCGCCAATCCGCGCTGGTGAAGTCCAGCGGTGATCCTCCGATTGTGGCCATCAAGGTAAGCAAGATGGTCAGCAACGCACGAATATAGGTTCCGCACGCAGCTTTGATTTGTACTGACATTTACTACTCCAATCCAAGCGCAGTGATGCGCTCTTTTGCCTGTTTAGGGGTCAGGCAAACTTCGAAGTGCATTTCGTCCTTGCGGTTGCGATATAAACCGCCCCACTTTAATCCGTACTTTGCTGATAACTCGATCACCAGTGCAACCTTATCTTTGGAAAAGGTGCCCTCTAAACCAAGAGAATGCTTACTGGCATTTAGATCAATGGCGGTTCCGCTACTGTGATTGCTCAAGCGATCCTCACGGCCTCTGACCATTCGAAATGCGTAACCCCAATCGTCAAGGGTGCCTTCATCTATTGGCTCGATCTTTTCGTGGAACTCAGCTGCGAAGCCCACCAACAATGGCGCGACCTTTTCAGCACAACGCAGTTTAATCTTGGTGCCCTTTACTGGGTAAGACTTGATCCCAATAATGGCTGGATCTTGTGATGCAGGCCAGCCGTTATCGGATTTTAACTTTGCCACTTAATCTATCGCACCAGTTTGATTAAACTTTGCTATAAAATCATCATCTGGGGCAGTAAAGTTTTTGCCATCCCAAGTCGAATAAAGCTGCACATTTTCCTCAGAAAACACAAAATCTTTGTATCCATTTTCGGCTTTAATAAAGTGCGCTAATGCTTCGTCCTCTGACTCAAAAACTCCGACATTGACGGCACGATTATTTTTATTTAAGAATATGCAATATGTCATTATGCCACCCACATCACTCGAAGGAATCCTGAACCACCGGCAGAACCGGCAGTCGCTACGGCTGAATCTTGTGAACCTGCACCGCCACCGCCACCGCCCCAGTTAGCGATAGCCGCCGAACCTCCGTTGTTACCAGATCCACCGTCTCCCGCTTTAGCACCACCCGCACGACCGCCGCCATTATCTCCAGCCCCTCCACCGCCGGCGCCGTAATTGTAGAAACCAACTCCACCGTCCCCACCTCTTACGGTCATATTTCCGGCGCTTGATAAAGTTTTGAAGATTTGGCTAGTTGCCCCACCTTTAGCACCGCCGCCTGAACCTGCCGTATAAATATAATTAGCGGGTACAGCAATTATTTGTGTATATGGTGGAAAACCCCACGAAGTCGCACCTCCACCGCCACCGGCGTTACCGTTGACATTTGTAGCGTCACCTCTTGCACCGCCGCCACCGCCGCCGCCGGCGCTGTAATTAGGACTTGAAACTACTGTTCCACTTGTTGCGCTTGTGTTGGAACCGCCACCGCCACCGCCGCCGGCGGCTGTTAATAATGAACCAAAAGTAGTATTTCCTCCTACGCCTCCGGCACCGTTAGCTGCTACTCCAGCCGTACCACCGGCTCCAATAGTTACAGTAATCGAAGCGCCTGAAGTAACGGCCACCGGCTGTAAAACTACATCTCCACCGCCTCCGCCACCACCTGAGGCTTGCCGATTAACGGCACTTGAAGTAGCACCGCCACTTCCACCGCCTCCACCGCAAGCAAAAATCAAAGCGTTAGTAACGCCGGTAGGTACTGTATAAGTGCCACTAGCGGTAAAGTCCTGAAAATTCATATTAAAAGTGCCGCCAGTTGAGCCAGCGTCGAAGGGAAAGAATACAGCTGCAGAAGCGCTAATAAAATATAAATTGCCGCCCTGATATTGGGCTAGGGCTAGGCTTGCATTTGTGGCTTTGCTAACTGTTGCAGTGCCTGCTGTTACGGTTGAAATACCAGCACCAATATTTTGAATAATAACCGTATCACCGGCAGTAAATAAACTGTTGTTAACTGTTACCGTTGTTGCGCTAGCACTATTTATTTCTATGCGCGTGCCCTTATCTGCGGCAACTAGCACATAACTAGCCGTTTTTTGACTTACCGTTTGGTTAAAATCGTTAGTTTGTAAAGTAGTCATTTGATCAGCAGTAAGTACCTGACCAGTGGTGAATGTCTGTTTAGCCATTTATTTGCTCCATTTCAGTATGATAAAACATCATCATTAAGTATTCCACTCAACACGCTGTCCAAAATGAAACTATCAATCACGGGTTCAAGTGTGGTAAAGGTGGTAAACCAAGTGTTTGGCGTAATTGCGTGAGATACCCCAAACACCTGCAAAGTCTTGTTCAGGCTACTGGTACCCACGGTGTTTGGCTGAGTGCTCTTGACCGTCACTTGGTCGAAGTAATCCAGCGATAATGCAGCTGTTACTCCAGCCGTATAACTTGGGGTGGTCAGATCAAGAGTGATGGCATCGCATCGGGTAGTGGTTTCGGCTCGGCTGGCGCAATAGGCTTGGGCATAATCTAAGGCCACTGCATCGGTTTGCATTAAAAGGTCAGTTTGATCGTATGAGTGATTGAAATAAGTATTTATGCTGCTGGTGTTCTTTGAGTTTTGAGCCGTGCCACCAGTGCGCGTAATGGTCACATCATTGTAAATCTGGGAATCGTCAAACACCCATTTAACTTGATGGTATTTAATGCCAGTGCCATCATCGGCAAACACGGTTGGGGTGTTGGCTACGCTTCCAGCCGTAACGGTTCGATCTTGGAAGGTTACATTGCCTATTGCATCCATATACAACGCGCCATATTCGCTTATGCTCACCGTGGAAAGAGCTGCAAGTGCCGTTCTTGTCGCAGTCGGATTTGCCTGAAGCGTGGTCAATCCTGCATCCACATCTCTGAGAGTAGAAGGCCAACCGATTTCGTCAAGTATCTGATTAATCCTTGTTCCAGATAAATCTCCAGCACTTGATCCAGTGACGGTTGAGAGTGTGGCTAAATTAAGAAGTCTGAAACCATCTACTGCTGTAATAGTGGTTGTACTGACCTCACCAACAAACTGGCTTTGCTGATAGTTGTAACCAGTAATGTATCCTGCAAAGAGTGGCCAAGTGATCGAGGTGTTTGGATCAGTAGCAGTAATGGTTACCTTGCGTAAAGGCTGCAAAAGGCCAAAGTAAGGACTGCTGGTGTTTGAAGGATTGAAGGCACCCGTGGTATCAGCAATCCGCAATCCAAGTGTGCCGGTCTGGAACACATCGCTGAGCGCATTACGGCCTCTGGTGATATTTACCGATTGCACTACATCGCTTACATCTACGATTGTTGAGGCAGAATCTCCAAGTGCATCAGTTCCCAAAATGCCATAAACCGGATCATCCAGCACAAGCGTAGGGGCGAAGCCTGCACCAGTGCTGAAGTTAATAACAACATTGACGATTGGAAGGGTCATCCTGTAGCGATCCCACTATATGAATATCCGTTACGCCCACCTATCTGCAAGGCCATCTGTACAGTGCGTAGGAAGTCATCTTGGTTGCCTATAAATCCTGAACCTGATGGGTTTACATTTACCGTGATATTAGCTGCCTGTTGTGCTGCGATTCCGGCTTCCATTTGGGCATTTGCTGCGCCAAGTGAACCCAGATCAAAGTTAACATAATCCATATTTGGAAAAGTGCCCTTAAATAGATCCGTTTGGGCTTGTTGCAATCCGGTTTGATAAGTCGAGTTAGGCGCACCCACGCTATATGCAGCAGCACTCAGCCCCAACATTTTGGTGGCATTTGAACTCATCTTGGCGAAGTTGGCTTCCCAATCATCTAAGGCAGCCTTATTAAAGGCAATCGTATCCTGCAAGGCTTTGATCTTGCGTGCTCGGTCTTTGGCATCTGCACTGATCTTGGCCTGCTCTAAATCCTCAAGTGCCTTAATATCATCGTTCTTATCCTCGGTCTTGAGGGCTTGCATTGCCAGAAGGCTTGCGCGGTCTAGGTCGCTAATCTTGCCTTTGAGTGCAGCTGCAATCTGTATAGCATCCAGATCAAACATTTTTTGTAATTTGGTGTTTGCTGCAGCCGCCTTGTCTATTTTTGCGGCTTCCTTTTTCTTTGCCACAATCTTGGTTGCAAGATCTAATGCTCGATTGTTTAAGCCCCGATCAAATGCGTTGGCATCTGTTTTAGCATCGCGTTTAGCAATACTTTTGCGACCCAATCCTCTGATTGCATCAATTGTCGCACCGACAATAGAAGTGTTGCCGCCGATATTGCCTAAAATTGGGATTTTCTTGATTGTAGAAATCACGGTTGTAAGTCCTGCGATTACTTCACTGACCGCTGTTGCAGTTCGCTCCACTTGATTTGCTAGATTTTCAACTCCATTTTGACCGCCTAAAGAAATTAAAGAGTTGATTAATTCAATTCCAATTCTTTCACTTGCCTCTTGGGCTGATACTCCCAGAATTGCCATTTGCCCTGCGTAAGTGTTTGCAGCTACTTTGGCTTGCCCTTCAAACAATTTGGTAAGTTTTGCCGTGATTTGTTCAAAATTGCTTGTTTTAAGTTCGGCTTTGGATAATCCAATACCTAGTCTGCCTAATGCTTGAGTTTGCCCCAAGTATGCCTTTGCCAAACTTGCTGAAACTTGTTCGGTAGTTTTGCCAGTGCTCGCGCTAATATCTAAGGTGAGTGCCAATAATCTTTGTGATTCAGTTACATCGCCCGTTGCCCGAACTAACTTTTCAAAGGCTGGCCTTAAGAGTTCTTCAGAAACTCCGGTTGCTCTTTGTAGTGTGTCAATGTAACGAGTAAGCATAGGTGTAGCAGCGGACTTGCCAACATTTTTAAGAGTTTGAGCAAGTGTTGCTTGGGCTTTTTGATCCGCAATAGCAGCTGCAACTGATTTTTTTGCGTAAGCAGTAAGTGCCACACTAGCTGCACCAATGCTCAGTTTGCTGGTGATTCCAAAGGCTTTGGTTTGATTGGTTAATTTTTTAAGTTCTTTTTGTGCTCCAATTAAACCTAATTTATTAAGTTGAAAGAAAATCGGTACTTTTATCATTTGGCTAACTTCGCATTCAATCTAGTGGTTGCCTTTGATATTACTTCGCGCATTTCATTTTCTATATAAGGTGCACGATCCTCAACGGTCTTGGTTACAATACGGCCTTGCTTGCCTCGTACTGTGAGATTGCTTTGCTTTTCAATCTGATTGATAAACCATTCACCGGCATCGGGATTATTGCTGTTTGAGTAATTTTTGCTAGTGCCACGCTTTTGCCCTTTGATTCTAGGTGCGTGTGGATGACCGTGTGGATTCTTTCGGCCTGCGGTTTCATAAATGGCACCAGCTGCATCTGATTGGGTTATAAATGCCGTTTTGCTAGTCCACATTCCCTTTGTTCTTTGACGATCAATCTTGGTTTTGATGCCCATACGCACGCCATTTGGCTGGTACTCACGCGAGCCCCACGCCCCACCAGAGGACTTGCCCCAGTTAGATAGGCCACTAGGCACCATATTTGGTACCTGTGACCGAGCATCCATCTGAGTGACTTTAAGGACTTGATAAATCTCTTTGTTCATTATCTTGAGTGAGTCTTTATCAAACTTCTTGAGCAGGGCTACGGTTTCATTGTAGCCAGTGATCTCAACGCCTTTTAGTTTTGGTGGCATCTTTGATCGCCTTCGCCCTTTCCTCAAGCACTCGTAAAATCATCTTGAGCATCACCGGATCCATTTCGATGAACTCTCTGGGAGCGATCCCAGTTTCTACACTTAGACTTGCGACCAAATAGGTGAGTGAGTCTTTGCCACTCAATCCCCTAAAGGGTCGCTATCTAATACCTCTACTGCCTTCAGCGTTTCCAGAAACTTCTCACCAAATACGGGCACGGTTTCGCCGGATCGCCGGATGGCTTCCCAACACAACCAGTACACATCACTTTGCATTTGATCGTCTGCAAAGGCTTTGTGAATGCCCTTCTTTTTATTCTGTTCAAACGCGTATTCAATTATTGGTGTGATTTCAAATTCTTGAACCTCACCGGTGGTGCGTGTGATCTTTAACTTTGCCATTGCCTAGCCCTTCTGGTTAGTTGTTACGGTGTTGTATCTACAACAATCACGCTGTTGCAGGTAAAAGTAATCGATTGCGTGCTTAGATCGCCCACGGCACCATTAACTGGGGTGAGGTTGTTTACAAGAATCGTTGTTTGATACTCAGGATTTGTAGCACTAATCACGGCACTGGTTGGTTTAATAACCAGCGGAACGGTGGTGCCATAAGCAGATTGCAAGGTTGTTGCTACTTCAGCAGCTGCATATGAGTTCAGAAAGTCAAGTGTCACTGTGCTGCTTTCAAGGCCTTTAACAAAAGTGTGTGCAGTTGCACCCATTGAAGTTGTTTCTAATTCGTCAAAGGTTTGATTAATTGTAACGCTTGTAACTTGGTCGCTTACATCAACCGAGTTAAGCGTCACAACCAAAGTGTTGTTTAAGAAGGTTGTTGTTGCCATTATTCGCTTGCCTCATCTTTCTTTGGTTTTTCGGTTATCGGTTTGATTGAGCCACCCTTTATGAGTGCTTCAATATTAGTGTTTGGACTTAAGTCCTCATTAGTGATGATGGAACCGGCAGGTTTGCCACCCACGATTCCTGCTAATATTTTGTAATTCACTATTAACTCCAATCCGTGAGGACTTCGATTGCGCAATCAATTGTTAAAAGATTGCCGGTTGCTAATTCTAGGGTTGCAGGTGCGCTGAATCCTGAAATATTCAAGGTGTATGCAGCTGCTGCGAGTTTGTTATACACGGCCACGGCAAAGGTTTCTATGGTATTGAGATTGCCCTGATTATCCAGTTGGGGCACCAAGATCATAATCTTGAACCGTGCAAATGGCTGAATGCTTGATCGCGTTTGATTGTTTGGTACAAGGTAGGGATCATCCGGCATAACTACTACTGAGTTGGCAATGGGGCTGGATGGTGGGTAGGCAAAGGTTGACCAGACACCGGCATTGGCCAAAGTGGTTGCCAGTGTTGTGCGCAGGGTTGTGATTGCGGTAGGCATTTAACCGAGCATTGCCGTTGGTGCCATATATGGCGCGAGAAGCCCACGAATCCTTGCAATCAAAGTATTGCCCATTTTAAATGGCGAAGGAACGAATCCATCAATGCTGGCACCTTGTCCAGAAGGTGCTTGGCGTGCCTGCCAAATATCCACGGCAATCATCATTGAGGCTTCACGCACTGCTGCAACGCTTGCATAAGCGGTGCTGTGATTTGGCCCTTTAACTAGCCCATAAGGTCGCACCAAATGTGTTGTTTGATTGCTTGCTGTTCTTGCATAAGTAAA